CATTGCCGGCATATGTATCGCCAGGGTGGTTGGCATAAAAGTGGTAAGCCTGTGGCCTGAGGTAGCTATCCACCTCGATGCCCATCCTCACCGTGTTGCCTTCAGCCGCTTGCGGCACGTCATCGTCAATCAGATAATCAGCCTCAAGAATTTGCAGCGCAAACGGCACCCGCGAATCGCCAAACGGCCTGCGGATCATCCGCACAAACACCTCGCCAGACTCGGCCATGCTGCGCGCCAGCAGGCGTTCCATATCGTGGAAGCCCAGCAGCCCGCTCACGTCACAGCGGCTCTTGTGCATCCACCGTTCCCACTGCTCGTGGATTTGACCGTTGATTGCATCATCTAGCCGGCCGCCGCGCAGCATTCGCACCTGTGACTGATGCCTAATCCCGTGACCGATCACATTGTTCTGGATGGCACGGACTGCCTGTCGCGCATAGTCGTTGTCGCGAACCAATTGCCGCGCACGGTTGCGTAACGATTTGAAACTTGACTTAATCTCGCTGTCGGCGCTAGTGCCGCTCGTCACCCAGTCGGCAGTCAGCCGGCTAACCCTTGCGCCCTGATACGCCCGCGCCCTAGGCCGCAGCGGCTCATAACCCATCGCCTTGAATAGCCGCGTGCGCAGACCCATCAGAACCTCACGAACAGATTGTGCGGATTGCCGAGACCGTTGGCGATTAGGTCCGCCATCTGCTCACGCTTCACTTCAGCCTTCAGCTTACTTTCAAGCTGCAACAAGTCGGCCATGTCGTATTTCTTAAGGCTTCTGTTGCCAATGGTGTACTCCTTTGCAACGCCGCCAGCAACGATTGTTCTGATCGCAGCCTGCACAGCATCCAAATCCTGCTGCGCTTGCGACCGGCCATCAACCGCACCAGGCGACCCCGCATAGCTCAAACTGGCCAACACCGTCAACTGGCCGCTGCCCAGCGTGACAGTGCTTCCAGTCTTCGTTGCCACCGCCTGCCAATACCAAGCGCCGGCGTCGAAGTTTGCGCTAGTGCCCGCCGCAATGCTGAACTGCCAGCCCGTGTCATAGGCGCTGCCCACCACCGTCGCCCCTGCGCTGGTGCGACTGGTCCGCAAGTAATAGGTCAGCGTGTAATCAGAGCTGCTGATCGCATCGCCCAAATTGTTCACGCCAGCCACGTCACGCCACTGAATCGTGTCGCCCGCTCTGATCTCGCTTGGAATGTTCACGGCCTACCAGTTGCTGACAAATCCAGGGCCGGCCGCAGCTGGTGCCGCAGGCTGTTGCCTTGATCTTAGCGGGGCCTTCTTACCACGCTCAAGCTGCTCCGCCAATTGCCGCCACATCGTTGCCCTATTCATTCGCCGCGAATACAGCAACATCGCCGCATATCCATAAACCGCACAGTCCAACGCTTCGTTGCGATCACCCGCTTTCTTTACCCATTCGCGAATAGGAAATCCTCGGTGATACCGCAATGCCTGCCGTTCACTGGTCAATTGCCGGAAATATTCCTCATCAGCACCCATCCCAAAATGCAACGCGCCGCCAGTTTCGTTGTGCCGCAACCTTCCGAACAATGTCGTTTTAATCGTGTCGGTGCCTAGCTGATACAGCGTCACACCACGCTTCAACACTCGACCTTGCCAGCTCACGTCCACTTTGTTGCCCTTGCCAACCGCTGGGCTATTGCGCCTGCTGCTGCCCTTAATCGCAACCACACCCTGGCGCACGCGATCGCGTACATACCTATACACCTCATGTGTGCAGTGGCCGCCACTGTCAACTGCCATCTGTGCAACCTTCAACTCTTTGCCACTAGCCGTGGGCCATTCGGTTGCCAGCACTTGATCCAGCTGCGCCCATACCTCTGTCTGCGTAGGGTCACCCATCAGCTCCTGATGCCACACCAGCCAACCTGTTTCGCCTTCGCCCCATCCCCACACGCTCACTGCCAAGCGGTTGTCCTGCACGTCAACGCCACACGTCAGCAGCACCACCCCATCTGGGCAGGTGCCTGATTCATACGCCAATCGCTTGGCCATCAACCCGTCAGCGCTCACGGCCGCGGCATAGTCCTCTTCCCAAGTCTCGGCCAGCCTGGTATTCACGAACGCCTTCAGCGCTGGCGCATCCGACTTGGCTCGCAGAAAATCATCCACCAATTGCTCCCAACTGCACCACCCCAGCGGGCTGTACAACCCCGACAACTGAAACCCTGCTGTCTTGCCGTCGCTTGGTGCAGTCGCCCGCCACTCACCAGCCGCCAACATAGCTGGCTTGTGGTTTTCCTCAAACCGCTCGCCGCAATGCTCGCATTGATACCGCACCTCACCCGGTCGCTTGGCGTCCCATTTCAATCGCGGCCATTGCAGCCATTGCATTCCACCGCAACTTGGACACGGCACATAAAACCGCCGCTGGTCGCTGCGTTCATATTCCGCCTCGATCCGGCTGAAATCCTTCACCGTTGGCGTGCTAGTCAGCAGGATTTTGCGCCGCGCAAACGTAGTCGTCCGGCGCTCAGCCAGTGCTACCGGGTCGCCCTCGCCATCCACATCGCTGGGAAATGCGTCCACCTCATCAGCAAACAAATATCGACAAGGCGCTGACCGCAAGCCCGTTGCGCTATTGGCACCCGTCAGCAGCATGATCCCGCCGCTGAACTCTTTGCTGAACATCGTGTTCCCAGAATCCCTCGCCCGGGCTGGCGCGATCTTGGCCGCCAGGCATGGCGTGTCTGTGATCATGCTTTCCAGCCGCTGCTTGCTCAATCGCTTGGCCATCTCCACCGTTGGTTGCACGCAAAGCATTGGCCCCGGCGCGTGATCAATCACATAACCCAGCCAGTTGCTGCCTGCCTCTGTCTTGCCCGTCTGCGCCGCAAACATCATCACCACACGCTGCACTGGGTTGTTACTGCTCAGGCAATCCATCGGCTCCCGCAAGTACGGCGTCCGCCCAGTGCGCCACGGCCCAGGTTCCGCGCTGGCCTTGCTGCTCAGTTTCCGGTAACGGTCTGCCCACTCGCTCACCGTCAACGGCTGCTCAGGTCGCAACCCTTCAAGAAATCCAGCGCGCCATGGGTTAGCCATTGCTCAGCTCCACCAACGCCGCACGATGCTCATCCGTCAGCACCGCATGAATTCGCGCCGGGTCGGTCTCGCCCGCAAGTTGGTGGCTCAACCTATCCGCCAAATTGGCCAGCGCTTCACGCACACTGCGGCCCAACGCAAACGCTTCACGTTGCACCTCCACCGCTGGCACCAAGTCCCGACGCTTTAAGTCCACCTCCAACTTGGCCAGCTCGGCTTGGTAATGCTCCCGCCGCGCACGACTTTCATTGAGTTCAGGAATCTCATCATCCGGTAACCCCGCCACCTTTTGCCGCAATTCACGCGCATCGCGTGGTAATGCATCAACTGGATCAGGTCTGCTCACCTTGCTGGCATGGGTTGCCGCTGTGTTTTTGTTCCACAGCTCTAACGCCAAGTCGCGATCCAGCCACTTCTTCTCATCCTTGACAACAACCGCATCCGCAATTCGGCTTTTGCTTGCGTGTGTCACCGCAGCTTTCGTGCATCCCCTGATCGCTGCAAATTCAGCGAATGTAACTAGCACCGAGTTAAGCAAGACTATGCGTAACTTAACTGCTGCTAAACCCTCCTAAACTGTCTAGGGGTAAGTCTCAGTTAAGACCAACTAAGATCCCTTGCGGCGCAAGGGTTTAGGAGGATTCGCCGCTGTCGCTAGCCAAAGCGTGCGCGATTGGACGACCCGCAGGCTTTGGGCTAGGAAGGACCCGCAAAGGGGGGTGGGGGGGTCTATCGAGCCGATGCCAAGGCGCGCTCGAGGCTGCTCAGCAGGTAGCCAGCAAATCGCCGGTCGATCACCTTCTGCCCGATCTGCTCCATGGGGAACATCTTGCCGTAGGCAGCACGCGGCACGGCAATGAACAGCGGCCTAAGCTTGCCCCTTGCTGTCCGCTGGTAGACACCAGGAGGGCGGCCTGCGCCCCCTGGGCGGCCCAGGAAGACGCTGTTACGCCCCCTCGTGCCTATCTGCCCCTCAATGCGCTTCAGCGTGGCCAGGGAGACGTTGCCAGCGGCTGTCAGGTTGATGGCAGCAGGCACCAGCACCGAACCCTTGGGCATGGTCGCCTCTGCCTGAGCAATGAAGCGCCGCTCGACTGGCTTTTGCCCACGCACCCCGCCACTGATCAGGGTGCGCAGGTATCGAGCACGCCGACGCTCGGCATACACCTCAGCCGTTAGGTCGCGCTTACTGGATCGATTGACCAGGAAAGCCCGCTGGGTGAAGGGGACAGGGTTCTTGAAGTATTGACGTGTTGCACCGTTAAGCGCAAGGCGCGTGTCAAACGCGGTCTTGTTTAGCGCCTGGTTGATGGCGAACGGAAGCTGCTTGGTCATGGCATCCGTCCACCGGATAGCCATCGGTAGCTCTGACCTGATGTCGAGGGTGATGGTTGCCATGTGGTCAGGGTAGGCCGGTTGAAGGGCGAAGCCGTGAGACTGGCTGTTCCTATGTTCCCATCGTTCCGACCCTCCTTAGAGAGTTTCCCTACACCCCCTATACCCCCCCTATATACCCTATATAAATATATATATACAATAAGTAGGAACATAGGAACATAGGAACATCGCTTGGCACGCAAGGGGTCTGGTGTTCCTAGCAGCCATTGCCAGATAGGAACACCAACGGGACCGGGCCAGTCTCAAAAGTAGACCCATTTGAGAACGCCATCGACTCTTTGGCGCCTTCTTTGGTAACCCAAGTCCCGCAGGATGCTGCCCACCTGCATCTGATCGGATCGCGTCTGGCGCTCCATCGGCTTAAAGATGGCATCGGCCAACAGCAGGTCAGTAGTGATCTCCTTGGCCTTGTTGCGCGGAGCGATCAGCCAAGCCTCAATCGGTGCACGCCATGGAGACTCCACCAAGTAATCCTCGTTCTGTTCGGCCACCATGGCTTCCTGTTCGGCGGTCAGGACGCTGGGCTCGCCATTGCGATAGGCGGCCACCGCTGCCGACCAGATTGCATCGCGCTCCATGTACAGGGCGGGAACGTCAATAGGCTTCTGCAGGGTGCAGGTAACGGGTATGACCCAAAACCGGCGGTTGCCCGTGTCATCTACCAGAAAACCACTGTCGCGGTTCGTAGAGCCGACGATGACGCACCGCCTAGGGAAGGCTTCAGTGGCCTTGCCATAGGGCACTCGGAACATGTCCGTGGACTGGCTAAGGAACGCCTTGACTTGCCCGGCGTGTTTTTTGTTGGTGACGTGATCGAGTTCGGCCCACTCCATAATCCAAGAGCGGTGTAGGACCATCAGGTCATCTTTGGAACTGATGTCACGAAGGGCATCGGAAAAGAAATCGCCGCCTAAAGCTGCCCAAAACGAAGATTTGCGTGCCCCCTGCTCACCCATCAAGACAGTGGCATTGTCGTGTTTGCTGCCGGGTTCGTAAATCCGACGCACTGCTGCGACAAGAGTGCAGCGAATCATGTGATCAAAAAGGGTGGGCTCGGTCTGTTCGGCGTCACCTGGGCGAAGATAAGTTGAAGCTATGCGATCAATGTATGTGGGTTGAACATGATTAGCGACGTGATCAAGATAGTTGCGAATAGGGTCATAAGGATTAGATTTGGCGACTTTGACAAGGCAGTCAAGCGCAACCTCCTTCGAAATTTTGCCGCCATTTTCGGCAATTTCTAGATAGTAATGCTCTGCATTTTCAAGGACTATGTAGCCATTGCCAGGGTTGTTGCGTTCAATTTGCTGGGTGAAAATGTTGTATCTAAGAGCGTTGGCGTCTTTAAGTTGCATCAACAGTTCGTTGGCTTCTAGTTTCTTGAGAGGCTGAAGGTCTTGGGTGATTTTGATTGGATCCGACGCCTGTACCACCTGCGGGACTTGGCGAGTAGGTTTGTAACCATACTGTTGAGCCAAATACCAAAATGTGCCGGCATTGACTGAATGGCAATTGCTGCCAGCGACCTGCTCAACTTGGGCAAATAAGGGACTATGACGCTTCATCATGGCGATGGCGTCTTCGCTCGATGCGTTGGCCTCATGGCAGGCATCCATGAGGCCCCACATAAGGTTGCGAAAGAGGGGGTATTGTTTTGTTTTTGGTATTGCAGCGGGGATACAATCTAGGGCCTCTTGTATTTCAAAAAGCGTTCGGGTTTTATAATTTGCAAATTGCCTCGCCTGTACCAAATTATTGTGTGTGGGTTCATCGGGCAAGCATTCATCAAGTTGTGCGTAGCTGTAATAACTGTCGGATTGATGAATGATGGCCACCTGATCACCTTGCGCGCCATCGGTGTCGATGTGATAGGTGCCAGGAAGGCGCATCACGCGCGATGGATTTTTAAGCGTGCGATCGGCATCAGCGTGCTCAAGAAGACGACGCTGAAGGGAGCGCCATTGATCGGTTGTGATTGGATCGATAAACGCCCAATAGGTGTGGATGGATTTGCCGCCAGTATCGACTTGGACCGTTGGCTCTGGAAGGCCAAGGTCTTTCCATGCGGCTACCTGCCAGTCTTTGGGGCGATCATCCCATTCACAAAAGATGGCATGACAGGAATTGATTTCTGAGTCGGTGTCACCGCCTGTGTTGATGACTAGGTAGACGCCGCGGCCTTCGGCTTGCCACTCTTCAACAATTTGGCGGCTTGGGGCGCCCTTCCGACCTGCGTCACCTGATTTAAAAGGATGGCCCGATGGAAAGAAAGCCCTGAGGCGTGCGGCTTTGGGTGGCTTGCGAAGGATCTTGATGAACTGGCGAGCGGCGTTGAAATCAATAGGTTTCATTTGCTTGACTTCTGCTGGCGAATGGCTTGATTAAGAAGCAACCGGATTGCGGCGCTACGGGACAGGGCGGAGCCACGCCAAGCGTCAAGCCATGCAAGCTGTTCTGGTGAAAGCCTCAGGGGTATGGGAGTGGCTAGTGGCATGTGGATCGGCAAAGCTTGCACACCGTAGCCGTTTCGTCTACGGTGTCAAGGCCTTGTTCACCGTCCGATGCCAGCGCGCCGATCGAAGCCTTGCCCGCCCTTGGCCGGGATGCAATGCAGCAATTACAAAGACTACGAAAATCATAT